CCAATGCAGCCCTCAAAGACGATCCAGAGAACGCGGATAAGCTTGAAGCAGCCCGATTGGCGCAGGCTACGCTTGATGGTAAGAACGCTGGATTTGAAGCCGCTACCGACCAAGTCAGAGACATCACCGCTCAACTTGAGGCAGCACCTGCACCTACGGCTACACCTGTTGCAACCCCTGCACCAGCAGCCGCCCCTGTCGCTCCTGCTCCTGCCGCTGCCGTTGAACCGCCCGCTCCAGCACCTACGCCCGCCCCAGCGCCGGCGCCTACTCCAGCCCCCGCAGCGACGCCTGCTCCCACACCTACGCCCGCCCCTGCTACGCCCGCACCCGCGTACGCCGGCGGCGACCCTCGCCAGGATCCTCGTTTCGACGACCTGCGGGCAGACGTTAAGACTGAACTGCGTAAACTGTTTGCCCGCCTAGAAGAGCAAGAGGCTAAACTGGCCGACATGAAGGCCAAGAACAACAAGACCGAACAGAAGGAAGAGCAGATCCGCCGAACCAAGGCGGCTATTGCTGCGAAGCTTGGCGACGCTGCTCCTGCGGTTGCACCTACGCCCGCGCCTGTAGCTGCCCCTGCCCCTACCGCACAGGCTGCTCCCGCTCCAGCTGTCGCTCCTGCGCCAGCACCTGCGGTTGCCCCAGCTCCTACTGCCCAGGCAGCTCCTGCGCCTACGGCAGCCGCTACGCCCGCTCCAGCCCCTACCCCTGCTCCTGCTACCCCAGCCCCAGCAACCCAGACTGCCGCTGAAAACAACGTAGAACCTGCACCTGTTTACCCAGGAGACAAAGCTCCAGTAGTTAAACGCAAGGCTTGGTCTGAACTTTACCAGAAATGGCGCGCAGAGTATTCCAAGACTCACTTTGATGACGGCACACCAAGGGTTGCTATCACAATCCCCGGCCCTACCGCATCTGCCAAACCTGCTGCAACACAGAAGCCAAATGCAGATGGCGATCCGCGCAATGACAGCCGGTTTGATGCCCTTCCGCTTGAGTCGCGTAGCGCAATCAATGTAGCCTACAACAAGGTTATCAACGACCAGAAGCAGCGTGATAGGACTTCCATAGCCGGACGATCCACCAAGAAACTGGATGATAGTATTGCCAGGAACAAGGCAGAGATTGAACGACTGCTTGCTAACCAGCGCAATGCCCCGGTAAACCCGAACGCCGCGCCTATCGACCCGACCGCCGGCGACCAGACTTACGACTACGACGAGACGCCGGCTGCGCCGGTCGTTACTCCGGCAGAACCTGTTGCTGAAGTAGCGCCGGCAGCTGAACCTGCTGCCGCTACTGAAGTCGCCCCAGACGCTACGGCCAAGGAAGACTCAAAGGCAGTCGCGCAGGCTAGGGTGCAACTAGCTAACCTTGAGAAGGCCGGCAAGGGTGACAGTAAGCAGGCAAATAAACTCCGCAAGAAGATCGAAGAAGCATCCAAGGGCGGTTCGCTTGCCCAGGCCGAACTGGACCTAGACGCTGAAATAAGGGACTTCACGGACAACAACCGCACCAATGACATCGTTGGTCTTGGTGGACAGTTCAGCTATCTTGTCGTCAAGAAGATGGCGCTGATGATTGCGCGCGGAGTCAAGGACTTCCCATCCGTAGCCAAGTCTATCAAGGAAAGCTTTGGTAATATCGACCAAAAAAAGCTCAAAGAGCTTTTCAATAAGGCTTTGAGCATCGCCGGTAAAAACGCTACGGAAACGGTTCAGAACCTAAAGGAATTCAACAAAACAAACGCACCGAAGTTTGATGAAGGATCTGAAGAAATCTCTACGAGACAGCCTACTAGTAAGAAAGCCCCAGAAGACTTCGTAGCCCAGAAGCTAATCATTGGTACTGACGCTCTCAATTCGACTGAAAGCGTGGCTAAAAAATCCGCTGACGCTGTTGCCAGTTACCCGAACATGCGACCGGTAGAGGGTGAGACTGCCAGGGAGACGAACGAGCGTTTCATCAAAATGGTTAAGGAGAATCTGATCTGGCTCCACAACCAGGTTCCTCCCGCCGTACGCGCGAGAAGCAAGCTTTGGTATGACGGCGCCAACAAGATGGCTAATGAATTCTCTAAAAAGTACAACGCCACGGCGTCGCAGGTTGCCGGCGTAATGGCCGCTCTCTCCCCGCAGAAAGATTGGTTTATGAACGTGGCACTTGCCGAGTATGTCTTGAAGGTTGCAAGCGAACACAAGAATGATCCGTTCTCGCAGGAGATGTACGACAGGGCTGCGTCCATGATGACCAAGCCAAAGAAAGGTCCGGAACGTCCGCTGTTCAAGCCGCAGCAGCTCGCGGCTATAAAGAAGCTTATCGGCACCAAGTACAAGGACATGGACCTTTCGCAGAAAGCCCTATTCACGAGAATCCATAGCGAAACCTATACTGACCGCTCTTATCACATCCTGGCTCCGGAAGGTAATCGCCTCAATCTTGCAAGGACGTCAGAGGGTGAGTTGAGCAGGTATGGCTGGGGATCAATGCGTGAAGTCAAGAAGGCCATTGCCTGTATCGAGGATGGAAGCCTTGCCAATATTTCCAGCCAGATGGGCAAGGAGCATAAGGTTCGTAACTTCTACAACAACATCATCGCTCCCAACAGCAAGGATGGACATGTCACTATCGACACTCACGCCGTAGCTGCGGCCCTCATTCGCCCCCTCGCTGGCAAGAGCATCGAGGTTAAGCATAACTTTGGATCGTCCGGCGCCGACAAAGTGGTGGGTGTTAACGGCACCTATGCCTTATACGCAGAAGCCTACCGCCAGGCCGCTGCCGAAGTCGGCGTCTTGCCACGCGAAATGCAGTCTATCACTTGGGAGGCTATCCGTGGGGCATACCCCAAGGAATTTAAGGGTGCTAAAAATGTTGCAGCCATTAACAAAATTTGGAATTCTTACAAAAATGGAAACATCTCCCTCGCAGAAGCCCGACAAAAATCAATCGATGTCGGGAAGAAATTCACCGACAAAAACGGAGGAGGCATCGCCAATTACAGCTGGCTGGGACAGCAGTCCGAATTCCGACCCGACGATGGACTTTCTCCGAGCGACGTCAACGCCGGTGACACGCGAGAACTACCTGGAGATAGCGTACCTGGGGGAAGCGCCGGATCCGTTCCCAGCGGAACTGGAAGCACTACTTCCACCGGAACTGCAAATCAACAGTCCGGAAGAGACGCAGGAGTAGGATCAGATGCAACCGTAAAGGGTTGGGCGAAGACCGTTGCCGCCGCGCAGCGTGACAAGCCAGAGGCTGCCATGCTGGCAGCCCAAAAGGTCGTCAAGGGCGGGATCGTAAATTACGCGATCGAACACGCCGGCGACATTCTTCACCGAGTTTACCAGTCTTTGTCGCAGTCCGGCACCGATCCTAGCTTTGGGTATGAAACGGTCAAATCAAAGGTTGATCGGATCCTTCGCAACTTCCGACTAGAAGGCATCGACACGGAGGCTGATTTCTGGGCCAAGGAAAAGGAACAGCATGACATGGAGGTTGCCAGCGGCAAGGAAGGCGTCCCTTCGTGGGAGCAACGTAAGCAGGAAATCACGGAGAAGATGAAGCAGTTCGCTGCGGAGCATGACTCCCTGCCGGCCGAAAACGATCTTCAAGCCACCGTGAAGAGCATCAATGTCGCACTTGGAAATCTTGATTTCCAGGCCGCCATCGAAGGGATGAACAAACTCAAGCAAAAGCTTGAGTCACAAGATTCCTGGAGGAACTACGCCAGGGAAGTCGGATCCAATACCGAAGAAAATGCCGGCAACAAATCCCAGTCTAAAGCAGTCCTAACCCCAGCCGGCGGAGTCGCCCAGGTAACCGGCGACACAGACCGATTAAACGGTCACCAGGGAGGGTTTGAGACGGACGCATACCACGCCAGCGAAGAAAGTTTTAACTCATTTGATGACAAAAATCCGCGAGCAAAAGTTTACCTGGCGTTAGGCGCCGAAGACGGCATAAAGCAATTTGGTAAAAAGGTTGGCAAGTTTACAGTACGCTCACAAAACCCAATCAACATCTTGCCGGGCAAAGATGGAAAGCTTTCCGAAGATGCAGTAACATTCTTAAAAGACTTTTGGAGACAGTACCTCAAAGGACGAAGGGATGAAGGAGGACGAAGCCTTGGTCAGCAGGACCTAATTTCACTTGCTAAAGATGGGTATCTTTTTAACGAGCATGATACAGCGCAAGGCGACATGGAGAACTTTGCGTTTAAAAGTGGTTATGATGCTATTGTAATGCTTGATGTATCATCTGCTGGTTCTCCGATTATCGTAACGAAACCAGGCAACGCAAACACCACAAGGGCGGCCCAAACAAAGGGAGCAGTCCTAACCCCAGAAGGCGACGTCGCCAACCACCGCGACGCCGACCTAGCGAAGCGTGGCTTCATCACGCAAGAGGCTACCAAGATGCCGGCAGACCTGGCCGGCGCCAAGCTGGTCATCGAGCAGTCTGGAAGCACAGCAGACAATCTTAACAATCAAAACTTTGGCAAGGGCCGTGTAGTTCTAGACGGAAGAACAATTGCCGAATTCGACTTCCACGACTACGACGGAAACCGTAAGCTTGACCACATCCACGTCCAAAAGAAGCACCGTAATAAGGGGCTTTCAAAAGTAATCCAGGCAGAGATTATTGAGCGAGGAAAGCGCAGCGAAGAAAACACCGCAGAAACGTACAGCGCGACCGTCAAGGATCCGCTCGATCGCCCGACGGCTGGAATGGTTTCTCTTCTTGGTGAAGAAAATGTAAACGACAATGGACCGGATTACGCTGAATCTGCTCGCGGAGAATCTTATGCTTTCAAAGATCCAGACAACGGAGAATGGATTACAAAGACAAATGAAGTTAATGCAAACATCCCCAATCAGTACACGCCGGAGCAGCGCAAGCTAATCGCCGACATCAAGGCCGCATCGAAGGGCGACCCTGCAACTCTGATGGAGCGTGTCACCAAGCTTCTCGACCAATGGGAACGCGACGTGTTGGGCGATCCGGACAAGCCGATGACCAAGCTGTTGTCAATCAACCCACAGGCTTTGTCCGCATGGGCGTACCGCATCTCCAAGCTGATCGCCAAGACTGGCATGAAATTCGGTTCGTGGGCGAAGAGCATGGCCGGCAAGATGACCAAGCAGAACATGAAGGATATCTGGCAGCTTGCCAAGGCTATCGCCAAGACTCCCGCCGCCATTGCCAAACACTTCCTGGATAGCCGCGCCGACAAGCTGTGGGAATACTACAATAAGCGCAAGAATTCCGCAGAGATGCGTAAGCTTGCCAACCTTATCTTCACTAGGTCTGGACCAGACGCTGACGCCGAAATCACTACTACTGGACCGGACGGAAACCCTGTCACAGAAGCAGTCCGCAATTCCATTCCGCAGCGCATCAAGCAGATCCGCACCCAATTCGCCAACAAGTACTCTAATCTTCTAAACCGATTCGGTACTGAATTCGCCAACATGAGCGAAGACCAGCGTAAGGCTTGGGACAAGGAATTCCGCCGCGCCGTGATCGGCCTTGACCCTCTGCCTCCGGGTGAAAAGGGCAAGGCAGTACTGGAATTCCGAGAAATGATGCAGGAGCTGCTGCAATACCAGCGCGAAGCCGGCATCGACATCGGTGACTCTGGTGCCGGATACTTCCCGCGCATCTGGTCAAGCAAGCTGATCCAGGAGAACATCCAGAAGTTCTACCAGGTCGCCAAGGAGATGTACAAGAAGCGCGATCAGCGTCTGCTCGATAAGGCCATCGCTGATATCAATGACGGAGTTGACGCAGAGGCTGCCCGAAAGAAAGAACTTGATCTAGAAGCAAACCGTCGTGGGGCGAACCGTCGCATTAAGCCAGACTCCGAGTACCAGCAGGACGCGCGCGATAACGCCAATGATAAGATCGACGCCCTACAGTCTGCACATGACGCCAAGGATGACGCGCACTACCAGTCGATGGCTTCGGCCTGGGCCTTGCGCGCGCAGACCGGACGCCTCGATGAAGTTACGCTAAATGACAATGGCATCAACCAGGCTAACGCACCAGACCATGCAGATCCTCGCATGTTCACGGACGAAGAAGCTTCCCTTGCCGATGAATTCCAGGACGACGACATCGACAAGACCGTCATTCGCTACGTCCACGCTGCGGTAAAGAAGTCCGAACTTGCCCGCGTGTTCGGAGAGAACGGAAAGAAGTTCGGCAAGATGCTTGAGCAGCTCCAGCGGGATGGATTCTCTGAAGAAGAGATTAAGCACATCGCAAAGCTGGTACGCCAGTCGCTCGACGTAACCTCCAACAAGCTTGAAGGATTTGAAGCCAAGTTCATGGACTGGGCTAACTTCGTCGTCGTCTCCGGTTACCTTGGGTTGAGCTATATCAACAACCTCTTCCTTGAACCTGTGTCGTACGGCATCCGCACCGGAAGCCCTGCCCTGGCCCTTGAGGCTGTGGTTCGCACATGGCATCAGTTCGGACGCGAGATTCTGAAGTCAGTCAACGACTCCAACTTCATCCGAAAGCACTACAAGAACCGGAAGGAATTCGCTCGGTCTATGGACATGGCCCTTGCCGAGACTCTTGGTCTTACCCACGTCGAACTTGATCGCATCGCCCAGGACAGCCATTGGGACTTTAACGCTGACATGGAGGAAGCCGGCAGCCCTCTCGCCAAGTGGCTTACCCAGCGCGTACTAAAGGCTAACTTCATGGAGCAATCTGAACGCGCGAAGGTAGCCACTTCGATGGCTATCGCCAAGGGACATCTTTCCAATGTCGCCCGCACGTTCAACGGAGACTCATTCCTTCAGAACGTATTTTCCCAGACAGGCATGGACGTCACAGCTACGGCTGCCGCCAAGTCGATGCTCCGCGAAGCCGGCGTGGCGGACGCTGATCATGCTGACTTTGTAGCTTTCGTCACGTCCCTGCAAGGGATGAGCGACTCTGATTACGAAGCCGCCATAATGAGCAACGAACGCCAGGCCATTATCTACCGCCAGGCATTGCAGCGTACCAGCACAGGCATGGCAATCAGCACGGACGCTTCGATGAAGACCGAAGGTTCTGACACTATCTTCGGCAAGATGCTGATGCAGTTGATGAACTACTCCTACGCCTACTCCCAGTTGGTGAAGGACCGTATGTACGACAGCGCCCTTGGTGCGTTCAAGCGTTCGACGCCGGCTGAACAGATTTCTGGCATGGATCGCGTGAAGTATATGATGCCGATGGTAGCCGGCGGTACTATGACCGTTATCGCTTCTATCGCGACAAAGGCTTTGGTTGCGTCGATGTTCCCTTCCGACTCTGGAGACGAATGGATGGAGAAGGATCCCATGATCCAGGTCTTGGACGCAGCTTCCTACGCCGGCATGTTCGGCAAGAAGTTTGAATACCTGTCACGCATGGTAATCCGTGAGCAGGTGCCAATGGGTCCGATCCCGGAGGCTGCCGGCAAGGCTGTCATCGCCGCCTCTTCAGCCATCAAGAAGGAGGGGGACTCCGACCGCGCAAACTACAACGCCTTAAAGTCAGTCCAGCGTACAGGCTTGAATCCTGTCGTGGTAGGTGGGGCTTCGGCCTTCAATCCTGTGGCCGGTGGTGTGGCTAACTACATTATGCGCGACCGGGACTACAGCGACGCTATCCTTGAGGGTCTGACTGGCGTAGAAAAACCCAAGAAGAAGTAATCGGTTGACCAATGTTGGGTGTTGTGGGAGGATGATCTCGCAATGCCCAACATTGATACCGACGCCCTGGCCGAGAAGCTCCACGCTGATCTCGGCCTACAGACTGAAATGGGACGCGAATACCTCCGCGCCATAATTCCCCTAGCCCAGCTTATGGACCGTAAGCAGCTGGACTATGGGAGTAGCAATATCAGTTTGAACGGCGAGTTGGGTGTCATGGTCCGCACCCAGGATAAGGTAAGCCGCATCCGGAATCTCCTCACCAGGGAGATGAAGGGCGAGCCGGCTGCCACCAATGAACCGATTATCGATTCATGGTCCGATCTCGCAAACTATGGCGTTATTGGCCTGCTCCTACGGAGCGGCAAGTGGCGCTAGACCTAGATTAGCACCGGCCAAGAGAAGGCCGCCTGGCTAAAGATATACCGGACCGCAAATCCGGCGAGATACCTTCTCGGCCTAGCCAAACAGAGGGCGTCCCGGTCCGGCCTAGAATTCGATCTAAAGCCCTCCGACATCCCGATTGGCAAAGTATGCCCAGTACTGGGCATAACCTTTAAGAGGGGTGTAGACGGCACTCCAATCGACAGCTCCCCTACCATTGACCGGGTCGATAATTCCAAGGGTTACATAAGGGGCAATGTGGTGGTGGTTTGTTACCTGGCTAACCGAATCAAGTCTTCGGCCAATGCCCAGCAACTGGGCAAAGTCTATAGGTGGCTGAAACGGTTGACCAAACCCCAGTCTTGATGACAATGGTTGGACTATGCTATTCGCCTTCATCACGTTGGTCATCGGATTTGCCTGTGGCTTTGCCGCCGGCGTAAAGAACGCCAACTCATCCAAGGTCGATAAGGCCGTGGACATCCTCGACGCTCTCAAGGGCAAAGCCAAAAAGAAGTAAGTGCGGTACGCCCTGCCAGTCGTATTGCTTACGCTGGCGGGATGCTCGTCCACGCCAGAACTGCCTGTCCAGCCGCCGGCTCCGACCAAGGCTGACGCAGTCACCACCCTGGGAAAGGACTTGGACAAGACCGACCATCGTGTCGGTGCTGCCCTGGTCGCCATTGAGCGGAACGCAGACAAGCCGAAGGTAGTGGTAGCTGAATCTCGCCTAGCCCAATCATACTTACCTGTCCCCCCGGAGCAGGACGTTTCGTTTAGCTTGGCGCGCGCGGCCAAGGGTAGCGAAATTGACTACGCCAAGCAAATGGCCTTTGGGCGTCAGCTGGCGACGGCGGTGAATAAGGCATGGGAACGCCTAGAGGCTGACCAATCTGAAGCCAAGAGGGTGTCTGATTTAAAGGACAAGCGGATTGCCGAATTAACACAGGAGGTAGTTCGTGTTAAAAAGGAAGCGAGTAATAACGCTTGGACCTGGATTGCTGGAGGGCTGGCAGTAGCCGGCGCGCTGGCAACCTCGTTTCTAGGTCCAAAGATTGGGCTGCCGCTATTACTGTGCGGGATGCTGTGCGGTGCGGTGCCGTTCATTTACGATTCAGAATATTTTGCCATTACCGCAGGTACTACGATTGCCGCTTCATGTGGACTAGGGCTGTGGTGGCTGTACGACCGAGTTAAAGACTCGGTGAACGAAAATGAAAAGACCGAAGATAAAAATTAATTTTAAGGAACTGGGCGAACTTCCGCCCACTAACAAGAACGACACCGACTTCGGCCAGGCCGACAAGGTTACCGGAGAAGTAACTTTAGATCCTCGTCAGCCTGCATTTGAAATGCTGGATTCTGCCGTCCACGAATTTCTGCACGTTGCGAATCCATACGCAGGAGAAAAGAACGTAGCAGCCACGGCTACGATTATTGCTGAAGCCCTATGGAGAATGGGTTACCGCCGATGAGTGAACCAGAAGACAGCTTTATTGACCAACTTCGCAACGGAGGGTTGTGGGCGGCCATCATTGGTATGGCCGGCATGATCGCCAGGCTGTTACTTTCAACTACCCCTGGCATGACATGGGGCAAGGCCGCGCGGTATGTACTAGCAGCCGGCATCGTCGCATGGATCGTCGGCCAGGGGCTGAACGATGTTGGCATGACGCAGGGACTGAAGGATGCCTGCATCGGCATTGCCGGCGCCTCTGCCTCCCAGATCGTTGACTTCTCAATCCTGTGGGTGAAAGCAAAAGGCGCTAAAATTAAGGGTTAATAGTAGCTTTCAAAAAAAGCATAGTAAATTTAAAGTGGTGATTGACGCACCTACACCCAGTAGGCATACCCCTTTCCATCGGACCCAACACCGTGGACATCAAACTCGACATTCAAAAGCTGGTCGCCTACTTCGGCGGTCGCATCAATCTCTGGCGCAAACTCAACGCCGCCGGCTACAAGCTATCCGTTAAGACCATTGAGAAGTGGTCCGAACGTGACAGCCTTCCGGCTCACCGCATCGTCCAGTTAATGGACCTTGCCAAGCGCGATGGCCGTGTCATCGATCTAAACTCTTTCCTGCTGAACTCCGCCCCCAACGCCGAGACGAAGCTTTCCCCCAACCGACATGAAAAACAAAAAGTCCGCAGCAGCCGTTAAGGCTCTCACGGAGATGGATGTCTCGGAACTCCGAGACGCCGCCTCCATTCAGAACAACATCGTCGAAGCCGCCAAGGCTCGACTTGCCGACGTCCAGTCGGAACTGACCACCCGGTTCGCCGACGTGATCAAGTTCGCCTTGGAACAGGATGGCAAGACCCACGGCCAGCACACCTTTGAGTCCGAGGGCGTCAAGCTCACGTCCGAGGTTCGCGCCACCGTCAAGTGGGACAGCACCAAGTTGGAACTGGTCGCCCGGTCCCTGCCTTACGACCAGGTCCAGCGTATGTTCAAGATCGAATTCTCCGTGCCAGAGAAGACGTTCCAGGCTGTCACCGAGAACGCCCTCCGCGACAAGCTGCTCGACGCCCGCACGGTCAAGTACAGCGACCCCAAGTTCACCTTCGTTTCCTAATCTCCCAACCCAACAACATGATCAAAATCATCAAGGCCGACGACCGCCTCAAAGCGGTCCCAAAAATCAACATCGCCCTGTTCGGCCCTGCCGGCGTCGGCAAGACCACCCAGGCTCGCACGCTCGACCCCAAGACCACGCTGTTCGTGGACCTTGAGGCCGGCACCCTCGCCATCCAAGACTGGCCGGCAGACGTCATCGACGTCCGCGATGTCGCCCAGACCTTCGGGAAGTATCCGTGGGAAATCGCCCGCGCCCTCGCCCTGTACGTTGGCGGCCACGATCCCAGCGACGCCACCGGTCCTTACTCCAAGCCTGTCCATGAGGCTGTCTCGACCGCCTTCGCCAACATCGACCTCGCCAAGTACGACACGATCTTCATCGACTCGATTACGGTCGCCGGTCGTGAGTGCTTCAAGTGGGCCAAGGTCCAGCCGGAGACGTTCAATCGTGAAGGCAAGCCCGACACTCGCGGCGCCTATGGTCTGCTCGGTCAAGAGATGATCCGCTGGCTGACCCACCTCCAGCACAGCAGCAAGTCTATCATCCTGTCTGGCATCCTCGACCAAGAGGTCGATGACCTCAAGCGTGTGTCTTGGAATCCGCAGATCGAGGGCAGCAAGACTGGCCGTGAGCTTCCGGGTATCTTCGACCAGGTCATCACCCTCCAGAACTTCAAGAACGAGGACGGCTCAATGTACCGTGCCTTCTGTTGCCAGCAGCAGAACCCTTGGGGTTACCCCGCCAAGGACCGCTCCGGTCGCCTTGATATCCTTGAGGCTCCAGACCTCGGCGCCCTCATCAAAAAGATTCGTGAAGGTAAGCGTGTCGATACCAACCTCGTCCGCACCATCCCCGCTTCCACCCCCAAACCCAACACCAAGTAATACATACCATGAGCATGTTCTCCCCCACCTCCGGCGCCGGCTCGGCCCCGGAACTCATCCCCAACGGCACCCTCGCATGGGCGTTGGTCACCGTCAGCGGTGCCAAGCAGTCGAAGACCAGCGGCGGCACCTACTACCCGGTGACGCTCACGATCATCGGCGGCGACTACGAGGGCCGCAAGGTCTTCGACATGATCCCCGACGTGCAGGACGATCGCAACGGCGAGAAGTGGCGCAAAATGGGCATCACGTCCATCACCCGCATCTTCGAGTCCAGCGGTCACTTCAAGGTCGCTGACCCGAAGTCCTACGAGGCGTTCACCGGCAAGGATACTCTCGCCATTATGAACTTCATGGACGGCCAGCGTGTCGCCATCAAGGTCAAGGTCGAGAAGAACACCGACCCTGCGTACGCCGACAAGAATAAGGTCGGTGAATGGCTGTCGCCCAACGCCGCTTCCGGTGGTTACCGCGACTTCCAGAAGCTGATCGCCGGCCAGTCCGGCGTCGTCGAACAGGCCCGCTCTGCGGCCTTCTCTGCGCCGGCTCCGACCGCCGCTCCGGGATGGGTGAAGACTCCGTCTTCCTCCAATCCGTTCTAATCGGACACCATCCAGGCGTCCCTTGATTAAGATGCTGACAAACGAGAATAATATGTCAGCATCTTATCAAGGGACGTTTGTCCTTTTGCTCCTTAACATCAAGGGTGAGAGCGAGACGACAACCTGGCCGTCGGTCCAGCAACTTCCGTCTACGCTCGAAGCGGTGACGCAGATGTTGGGTTTGCCTCTCCCGCCACCCCCCACTTTCTCTCGATGAAGCTCCGGCCTAGGCAGGTGGACTTCGTTCACAAGGTCAACTATGCCCTCAAGGAAAAGGGCAACACGCTAGGCGTCGCCCCCACCGGCGCCGGCAAAACTGTCATGCTGTCATCTGTCATCAAGCATGCGGGCAAGGGCAAGACCATCGTCCTCCAGCATCGAGACGAACTGGTCGCCCAGAACCGTGCCACCTATCGGAGGATCGACGCCGATACACCGACCGACATCTACGCCGCTGACCGCAAACGCTGGTCCGACGGCGTTACCTTTGCTATGGTCCAGACCCTGTCGAGGGATGAGAACCTAGCCACCATGCCACCTGTGGACCTGCTCGTCATCGACGAGGCCCACCATGTGGCCGCAGATTCATACCTCCGTATCATCGACCGGGCCAGGGAGATTAACCCATCGGTACACATCTTCGGCGTCACGGCTACCCCACAGCGTGCCGACAAGAAAGCACTAGCTGCCGTATTCTCAAACGTCGCCGACGTCATCTCCATCAAAGAGCTGATCGACGCCGGCAACCTAGTCCGGCCTAGGGTGTTCGTCATCGACTGCGGGCTACGGTCCGAACTGGCCGGCGTTAAGCGTACCGTCGCCGACTTCGACATGGCCGAGGTGGAGGCGATCATGGACAAGTCAGCCGTCACCGAGCGTGTCATCGCCGAGTGGCGTGAGAAGGCCGGCACCCGGAAGACCATAGCATTCTGCTCAACCGTTGAGCATGCGGAGCATGTGACCCAGGCTTTCTGCGACGCCGGCATCAAGGCCGACATCGTCCACGGCAACCTATCAGACGGCGACCGACGTCGCGCCCTAATCGACTTTGAGAAGGACCGCACCCAGGTGCTGGTCAACGTGGCCGTGCTTACCGAAGGCTATGACTGCCAGACGGTTAGCTGTATTATCTTGCTGCGTCCATGCTCATTTAAATCCACGATGATCCAGATGATTGGTCGTGGCCTACGCAAGGTAGACCCAGAGAAGCACCCCGGAGCTATCAAGTCTGACTGCGTGGTACTGGACTTTGGTTATTCCATCCTCACCCACGGCGGGCTAGACACGGACGTCGTGCTGGAGCCTGTCAAAGGGTCAGCCAGGACCAAGGTCTGCCCATCATGTAAAATGGAGGTACCCCTAGGGGTAGCCGTATGCCCGGCATGCGAGCATATCTTCGACGGCGTCGAGCGTCGCCAGAAGGAAGCCGAGGAGAGGGGGGACCTAGTCAACTTCACCCTAACCGAGGTTGAGATCATGGACATGTCCCCATTCCGTTGGGAGTCATTCTGGGACGGCATGGTTACTATCGCATCGGCCATGACCGCATGGGCATGCGTCGTCCAGCATGACGGCAAGCAGTACGCCATAGGCGGTAAGGACGGAGCCACCGGCGCCACCCTCATCGCCGTCACCGACGATCGTCTCCAGGCCGTCGCATCCGCAGACGACTACCTCCGAGAGCATGGCGACAAGGACGCCGCCCGGAAGAGCAAGCGATGGCTGACCGAGCCTCCCTCCGACAAGCAATTAATCCAGCTTGGGCTTGATGTATTCTCCGCCGCAGGCATGACCAAGTACCGTGCCACATGTGCTTTAACATGGAAGTGGCGCGAGCGTTTTATTAAAGCCAAAGTACTTTCGATTTAACCCAACATGTTCAAACCAGAATCCAAACCCTGCGAGATTGCCGAAGGTATCAAAGCCTTGATCGACGCAGCAACCAAGGCACACCGCAACAAGCAGGTGCAACGCCAGTACCTAGGGGCGTCTCGCATCGGCGACGAATGTGAGCGACGACTAGCGTACGAATTCCACATGACGCCGAAGGACGAGGGCGCAGAATTCAAGGCCAACACCCTACGCATCTTTGACATGGGACATGACGGCGAAAGCCGAGTCGCCGAGTATCTTATTATGGCCGGCTTCGATCTTCAGACCCACCAACTTGACGGCAAGCAGTTCGGTATCTCCGACGCCGGCGATAAGTTTAAGGGCCATCTAGACGGCATCATCAACGACGGTCCTGCCCTAGCCGGCGTGTTCTACCCATGCCTGTGGGAAAGTAAATCCCTGGGCGAGAAGAGCTGGAGCGACGTCGTAAAGAAGGGGCTGAAGGATTCCAAGCCTGTGTACTACGCCCAGGTCCAGATTTACATGGCCTATAAAGACCTGCTGTCTTGCCTGTTCACGGCCATCAACCGAGACACCGGAGAGATGCACATTGAGATGGTTCCGTTCAACGCCCGCGACGCCCAGACCTACATCGACCGGGCCGTGCGGATCGTGAAGACCGACAACCCAGAGCAGCTTGGCCGCATCGGTCGAGGCGTTGATGACTTCAAGTGCAAGTGGTGCGACTACAAGAAGCGTTGCCACGGCGTATCCGAACAGGTCGCCCCATCGGTCGAACCCCCCAAGACTTGGTCTTGGTAATTTTCCAACATGCGTATCCATAAAACCGAGAAGAGCCACCTCAAGCAGATGGCTAAAGAAAACCGTAAAAAGATCACCAAGCGACTGGAAGAGTTAGATGAAGCCACACTTACGGCAGACGGATTCGACGCAGCCATCATTGGCTTGACCGAGTCTTCCCCGATCCGCGTGGTCTACGATTGGGATGCCTGTGTCCGTGTGCTGATGTCAGAAGGTATGCCAGAACAAGACGCCGTTGAACACATGAACTTCAACGTCACAGGAGGTTACGTCGGAGAGCAGACTCCGATCTTTATCTACCCCCTGTGAAAATACGCATCAAGCTGGACGACATTACCATGACCCAGGCAGAGGCTGAAAGCCTCGCCAGGCATGAGTCGAGTCGAGCCGCCGGCGTACCAGATCAGCACGTCGGGAAGCAATCCGGAGCAGTCATGGACCTGGTCGGTTTACTGGGTGAGATCGCATTCTCCAAGCTGTTCAGCATGGAGCGTGACGACACAGTCTCACCCCGGTCTGGAACCGTGGACTTCATGGCCGGCAACGGCCAGTCCGTTGAGGTTAAGTCAAGCCACCACATCAACCCCCACCTGCTGGTTCCGTCTTACGAAATCAACGGAGAGATTACCACCAAGGAATTGGTAGACATCTACGCACTCATGCGTGTCGAGTACAACGACCGGGCCGTCACATTCATGGGCTGGGCCAACCGGGCCGAGGTGATCAGACCCGACCGGCTCCAACACTTCCGGGGCGCCGGCAGACTGTCCTTCGTGGTGCCACCGGATGAGATGCATCAGCTCGACGAGGTGACGGCCACATGGCTGGCCCTAGCCCTCAAGGCCAAGGGTGAGATTGTGGAGTTGACCTAGGACGCCCAACGCCCAGGAATACCCGACCCAACATGACAGACATGATTCCAATCGACAATGACGCCGTCTCCACGCACGTCGAATTGCTCTTTGGCAAGGAAGCCAAGGGCTTCGTTTGCCTCCGTGGCATAGGTGAAAAGGGAACGTCCCGGGAAGGGGTGTTTCGCGAAGACATCTTCCTAGAGCCGGAGCGTATGGGGTGGGACAGGTTCGTGTCAGCCGTGATCTTCCACGCCACCCGGTGGGGGCAGCACGACGTCGCCACGTTCATCGTCCCTTGCACTTTGAAGGAAGACCGAGGTACCGCCGAGAACTGCGACGTGTTCCGTACCGTGTGTGCCGACTTTGACACCGGCGACACCGATGCAAAGCTGGCCTTCGTCGAGCAGCACTTCGGGCCGGCAGCAATGGTGGTGCTGTCCGGAGGCATGACCGAGGAAGGCAAGGCCAAGCGTCATGCCTACTGGCAGGTTGCAGGTATGACAGTTGCCGAAGTCGTCGCTGCCAGAGACGCCATCGCCCGCAAGGCAGGAGCGGATATCCAATTCGGACTAGGCGTGGATGGCAACCCTTACGGACGTGCGCATCAGCCTATCCGTGTGGCCGGATCAATCCACGGCAAGTCCGGCGTTAAGCGACTGGTCGTCATCGAGCGTCACGCATCACACGCTTTTATTACCACGCCCTGCTCTTTGGCGTCGATGATGCCGGAGTCGGAGTGGGCAATCAAGGAAGCCCCTGTCGATCCGCTCATGCCCAAGTCGCATACCCCTGCCGTCCAGATGTTGACCGCAGACGTTGCCGCCGGCGGAGAAGGCACCACTCGGTGGTCCGCATTTAATGGCGTCGCCGGCCATTACATCCACACCGCACGGATCGGCAAGATGACCCTCGATGCCGCCAGGCTTGCGACCTATGGGTGGATGCAGGCCCACATGAATCCGCCTTGGCCGGAGAATCGATTTGATACCGAGTGGCTGGGCCTACTCCGTAACGACATCCACAACAACGGACCCATGCCAGAACCGGAGAAGCCGATCCTAGACGACGGCAAGGGGCTGGCTGTATGGGCCGCCCACAGGTGGAGCCTATCGCCCCGACCGGAGCGTCAATTCCTAGTACAGAACTGGCTCCAGGCCGCCAAGCACCAGCTACTGGTAGCAGAGGGCGGTGCCGGCAAGACCTTCATGGTCCTAGACCTAGCCTTGAAGATCACCGCTCGACGAGACGGCGACACATGGTGTGGCATGCCGGTCATGCGTAAGGGAGCTGTCGTGATCCTTACGACCGAGGACGATAAAGACGAACTGCATATCCGCTTGGCCGACATGGACCCAGACGGAAGCAGACGTCGCGAAGCCGGCGACGATCTGATCATCCTGCCTTCGATCAACTCCGGCGGTGCGTTCGCACTCGTCGAGAAAGACCCGAAGACCCAGGAGTCTAGGCCGTCCCGCAAGTGGCTGGAATTCTTCGCCCTCCTGCGGCAGATTCCCAACCTCCAGCTAGTGGTCATCGACACCCTTAACAGCGTGTTGCACGGCGAAGAGAACAGCGCGACTGTCATCAATGAATTCATCCGAGTAGCCAGCCAGGTCGGCGGCGAGCTAGGTGCGGCATTGATCGTCATCCACCACATCAAGAAGCAGGGCGACGAACCGATCCGGAACGCCGAGCAGATGGCGTCGCAGGTCCGCGGATCGTCTGCCCTACTGGGTGCCTTCCGAGGTGCCATTGGGGTGTGGCATGCATCCGACTATGACCGTCGCATGAAGGGCATGGGTCTGGTACCCAAGCGCAAGCACCTGTGGAAGGCTGCTATCATCAAGGCAAACAACCCCGAGATGCTCGACACCGAGCGTACGCTATTGCGTACCGAGATCGGCACACTCATAGACGTCACCGACAAGGACAAGTTTAACGACGTCAACTTCCTAGAGCGGCAGGCATGGCTGGTGGCAGCCGTCACATTGGCCGCCAGGGCAGGGCATCCCTACTCAATCGAGGGCAAGAATGCCAAGTCCGGCCTGTACCGCCGGCGTGGCGAGCTTCCCTCCATCCTCCGGTCCATTGGACCGGGCGAATTCGCCCACCTTGTGGACGACATGCTCCTCCAGAAGGTGCTGGCAGCGGCCGCAGCCAAGGGCGGGAAGGAAAAGAAGTGGCTGGATTTACCCAATGGTCCGATCGCATCCGACGAGGTAGGTGCGGAGATTAACTCCGGAGCCTATGATCCGGCAGAGTGGGAAGAGTTTGAATATGACAAAGACTCTCGTACAGTTATCCGAAAGCCATGAGCCGCAACATTATACGACAAGCAGACGACGGACGTGATAACGTGTCCCTGTGGGATCGTTGTCGCATGATCGTCGAGAATGGAATCAAGAAATACGGAGACGCTGGCGGCCTGCCCATCTCCGGTACAGGTCGGGCCAGGAAAAAGAAAGCCGTTGAAAAAAAGAAGGTTGCCAAGAAGAAGTAAGGAGTCAGCGTCGGTTTCCCAACCCGACATGACATCAACACTAATGACCCTAGCCGCCTTCGTGGCGCCGTCTGTACCCGAGAAATGGGTAGACGCCGTAGAAATAATTGAATCCGGAGGGAGAGGTGCCAACACCCCACCCGGTGATCTTGGGTGTGCCATCGGCCCGTTCCAATTCTGGAAGAGGGCGTGGGAAGATACCACCCTCCTGCGGCAGGGAATGAAGGTCCAGACCTACCCTTACTGGCGTGCTAATGAGCCGGCCATCGCTCGCATGTACGCCAAGACATGGCTGTCCCATCTGATGATGAGGTTGACCGATAAGCTTCAGAGGAATCCAACAGCCGGCGAAACTTGGCTTGCTTATAACATGGGCATGACCGGATTCGGCCTGTACGATTATAACATCAACAAGGTGCCGAAGCATAAGCGTACGAAAGCACTAGCAATTAATGCCGCAGTCAAATGAGCGAACTAATCACCAACGCCGACGCACCGATCCTGCGGTTCCAAAACCGAGGAGCCGTATCATTCCGGGGCAGGCTGATGTTCGCATCAAGGGCCGCACGCATTTGCGAGTATCGCGCCGATCTTCGTCGTCTGGCAGAGGCAGGACATTGCATGCCGGTGGTCGCAAGGAAGATGGGATTCTCCATCACCACGATCAAAAGCTGGGCCGAGATTCTCGGCATCGGATTCAAAAAGGTACGCTCCCGGAAGTGCCGCAGGTACGACAAATCCAAGTGGGAGAGTGTGATTGTCCGGGCTGCCGGCGAGGGTAAGACCCAAGGCGACGTGGCTTTCATGCTCGGCGTCCCTCACGTCAATGTCCACCGGTGGTGCATTGAGAATGGCTTTAACTGGAAACAGACCAAACAAGATGCCAAAGCAAAACGATCGTGACCAATGGAAGGGCGGCCTGGTCATCCGCCACGACGTCGAGCCTGTGCTGACCCAGCAACAGGAAGCTTTCGTCGCCGCTTACGTCGCCAATGGCGGCAATGCAGTACTGGCCGGCAAGACAGCAGGCTTCGCAGACGGCAACTCACAGTTGTCTTCCCATAAGGTCCGGGAAGCGATCGAATTAAAGCGGGACATGGACATCAAGACCGGCGGCGCCACGCAGGCTTGGCAGGTCATGCAGTCCCTACTCACCGACCCATCAGCACCACCCCAGGTTCGCTTTCAAGCCGCACGATGGACGCTGGAAGCTTCCGGTCATGGCCTGTCAGCGATCGCCGCCGCTATCCACCTAGGCAACCGGAACAAGAAAGACCAACATGAGATGTCCGTTTCCGAGCTGATCGACCTAGTCGATAAGGGCCGGAAGCAATTGGAATCCATGAAGCAGGTAGCTAACGAACTAAAGAGCGTCGAAGACGCAATCATTCTCCCACCCAATAAAACCGATGAATAACGAACAAGCCCACGATCCTACTGTCACCCTTCGCCTTGAACTTGGCCGGGTGACAGATCAACGCAACGCATATGAAGCCGCACTCCGCAAGGAAGTGCTGTCTGTCATCCGCAACGCCATGCGAAACAACGAACATGCCGACACCATCGGCTGCATGGGCGTAGAGGTAGATGACTTGCGTAAAGAGAACGCCCGGCTCAAGGCCGAGGTGGAGCGGTTGAAGAATAACTGCGACTACTTGGACCGAAAGCTGGACGAGGAGATTGAACGCTCGGCTTCATTCGCCGGCGAGGTATCCAGGCTGAACGACGCCATTATGACCGGCAACGCCATCACACCGGACGCCAGGATTGTGCCATGATTCACGAATTCCGCAACCCCATCCTGGTCGAGACGCCGCTTGGCTACGGCATGCTGATCTACGTCCGTGATGGCGGCACGTTTAGCAACGACGTGTTCGCCGTGGTGCTGGACCATGACGGCGTCATCCGGCACATGACGACAGACCAGTTTAAGCTGGTTCGTAATGACACATTCGGAATCCGGGACAGGGAGGGTGACAAATGAAGACAGCCAAGACACCCAAGGAAGCCAGGGCCAAGCCGGGGCTGAAGCTAATCACCCCTTGGGAAAAGGAAGTGATCGATTACAAGGTCCAGCAACACAGGGAAAGGTGGGTCGCCTTGTTCGACGCCGTCCGCAACAAATGGAGGGCTAAAAAATGAGAGAGGTAGACTTTACAGTAACCCATGCCGGCCATGAATACATCGTCGAGCTAGAGGTGGAAGTTCAATGGGTAGACGATAGCTTCGACCATGAGTTTGGCACCGAGGAGTGCGGCCATTGGGAGCTGGATTGGGACGAGACGAATGTACTTTCTTGCGCTGGGCCAGACGGCGACATTGAACCGGACAGCGTACCCGGTCTGATGCGGGCGATCCAGCGTAAGGCTGAAGGGCTAGACTTCTCGGACTGGGATTGATTCATCTCTGCCCTGTACCTCGGCCAAGGAGCGGCGGATCAAGGCATGGCACGAAGTGCCACCCTACAGCATGTGGGAGAAAAGCGGGTTTGAGGAAGGGGTTTTCTACCCCCCTCTTCCCCGCTTCCTTTGGGCGTCGAGGATACTAGGTTAAGTCGTTGTTTGATATAGGGTTAACCCTGTTTGCACCCCCCCTTCCTCGCCTGTTTCTAGAAATTAGCTACCCCCCTTCCTCGTCCATAAGTGACGAAGGGCCAGTCACTTATAGACTGACGAGGAAGCGAGGATACCCCTTATATCAAGATAGATAGTCCATCCTCGGGCTTTGGCCCTATCCCTATGGGGAAGGGCGTCGCCTACGTCTACTATTCAATCGATACCAAACCAAGGACAGACACTTGACCGGATACCCATGACGACCATGATCCGGTCATGGACGACGTCGTGATGCTCAACATCGAAGGCACACCCAGGCCGCAACCCAGGCCGAGGTTCGTCAATGGTAGGGTGGTATCGACAGCCGATGCCAATGCACGCATGTGGAAGGATCAGATCAACGCCACCGCCAAGATCGCCGTCGAGGCAAGGGGTATGCTGGAAGCTTCAGCCATCGCCGTCGTCATGCGTTTCGACATGCCCACCCCCAAGGCAGACCGGCATGGCAGGCCGCACACGTTCCGGCCAGACGCCGACAACCTAGCTAAACTTGCGCTGGATGCGGTCATGTCAGCCGGCCTACTCAAGGACGACGCCGCCGTCTCGACCCTCGTCGTCACCAAGACATGGGCCGGCAAGGGCGGGCTGATCTTGACCCTGCACGACGACGACCGCACCCCTTCCCCTGTGCCGGCAGATCGGATTCCCGGGTGGATCAAGTAAACAAGAAGGCCAGCCGGTGAGGGCTGGCCGATAGACCTATCTGGGTGGGCCGTGGCGGCCTTACGCACGCAGGCGGCGGTCGTCGATCCAAGACCCGGTGCCTCCGACCTTGTGGCGGATCCGGTCTAGCATGTCGGCGGTGTCCTTGAGATCGGCCGGCACACCGGGGCGATCGTCGTCGAAGTCCTCATGGTTTTCCACCCAACCGTCGAGGGCATACGAGGCAAGGTCGTCAAGCAAGGTGAGGCAGTCCTTGGCATCCTGCTTGTCGAGGGTGACGTCGTCTGCCGTGGCGAAGGACATGGCGAAAGCATACTCATCCTTCCCGATATAGGTTTGCACCATATCAACCTTGCGGCACCAGCACTCGTATCCGGTGAGGGATCGGAGTTTGGCGAGGCAGGCGAGTGCGGCCTTCTCATGCATGGCCGCCGTGTCCAAGCCGTAGTCCAAGGACAGGGTGACAGAGGCGGGGCGGTGGGACATGTCGTCGGTCAGCCAAGCCTTGACCCTGGCGCCCCGGGCAGGGGTGGGAGGGAGGAACCGGGTGCGGATCGCTCGGGCGGAGCGGCGGACAGTAGCGAGGCCGTCCGGTGTGGTGGTGATGTTGTCGGGCATGGGTGTGGGTGTGGGTGTTGGGTTAGGGTGAAGGGTTAAGCTTGGCCGTCGAGCCGGGCGTAGAATGCAACAGCGGCGGCCTTGGCTACGGCGGCGGTCTTGTGCCACTCTGCGGCGGCCTTGTCGAAGTCCAGCATGGCGTCACGGCGTAGGCCGGACAGGCGTGCGTGATTCAGATCGCAGGCGAGGACGGCTTCGTCGTCTACCTTGCCGGCCTTGTTGCGGGCTTCGAGGTGTTCGAGTTTGGTCTGCTCGACTGCGATCTCCCGGTCAAGGGAGCAGACGAGGCGGGCCAGATCGGCGGCTTCGCTGGATCGGTGGTGGTTGATAATGTCGGCGTCGGCCTTCGCTTCCCGGAGGAAGGTGAGGATGGCGTCGGGCTTGGGGGTGCGGGTGCGTTTGCTCATGGGATTGGATAGGAAGGGGTGCCTACAGATTGGAGGGTGTCAAGCCTGTTTGTCCATCTCGGGCTTGTACCGGAACAGGAAGTCGAGGCGGATGCATACGCCCCTTGCCCGATTCTCTTTCGCCTCGGCCTGGAGCATGTTCCGGTAAAGGATTGCCGACTCCGGGTCGTCGAAGCGGCCCGGGTGGGATCGATAGGCGGCCACGGCGGCCTTGACCGCTTCGCCGGCGGCGATGCGTTTGGCCCATGCCCTGTCGAGGCTGGCCTGTTGGTGAGGGGGGAGGTTGATGATCATGGTGGTGGGTAGGATTAGAGGTTGGGGTTGTCGATGATCTCCAGCAGGTCGGGGCCGGTCGCAAACGCCCAGAGGGCGAAGGCGATGAGGGCGGCCAGCATGAGGGCGATGGCGATGGTGCGAAGGGTGGACATGGCGTCTTTTATTTTGCGCAAGTTAGAAAGCTTCCGGTTAGCGGCGGACGTGAGTAACCGGCACCATGCGGATCGTGCGGAGGTTGAATTCGACGAGGGCCTGGAGGGCGGCACGCTCAAGGGCGACCGCTCCCTCCATGTCGTCGATGTTCCCGGTGCGGTGGGCATACAGGGTATGCGTCCGGGCGAGGTGCAGATCGGCGTCGAGCATGGCACGCTCGGCGTCGTTGGACTGGGCGATCGACTGGGCGATGCCGTCGGCCATCCGCTCCAGATCGGCGGCACGATCCAGATCGGCGGCACGCTGGCCGGCCCAGATCGAATCCGGGAAGGCGGCGTTGGGGGCGTTGGTGCGGATGGATGCGGCGTGCCGGCGGAGGGCGTTGATCTCGCCCTTGGCGGCGGCGTGTTGGTGGGGGGACATGATCATGGGATTGGACATGGTGGTGGTGGTGGGTGCTGGGTGAATTACTTGGTGACGTTGTGGAGGATGTCGGTTGACCAATTGCAGGCCCACTCTTCGACGCTGTCGCAGATCACGTCGCCGATCCGCTCTTCGATCTCCTGCATGACCATGTCCTCGGCCTGCTTGACCGAGCCGGCTTCGACGATGAACCGGGCGATGATCTCAAACGAGCATGTCCAGCGTCCGATGTCTTCGCCGTCGCACTCGGGGCCGTTGTCTTCGACGGACTGGCCGATGACGTCGAAGCGATCGGCAAGGGCGGCCAAGCTTTTGTCGGTGGCCGCCTTGGCCGTGCGGCAGGTGGCCCGCTTGGCGATGAGGGCGTCGAGGTCGCCCCGGGTGTTCTTGAGGGCCGACTTGGCGGTCATGTATCCGGTGCCGGTGTCTTCGTAGCGATCGATGAGGAAGCGGACGAGGACGGCGTGGGTGGTGTCTTTCATGTTGGTGTTGGGTGTTGGGTTAGGGGAAAGGGTTAGACGGCGATCTCGTACTGGGTGCCGGCGATGGCAGGCACGTTGGTGAGGAAGTAGCCGATGCGGTTGACCCGGTGGTAGCCGTCGCAGATCAACAGGTCGCCGTCGTCGCCCTCGACGAGCGACCAGACTTGAAGGTGGCGGTGCTTACCGTCGGCCCAGATCAGCACCTCGGCGAGGTCGGCACCGAACGTCTCAAACATGGAGCCGTCGAAGGGTGCGTCCGGGGTGATGGTGTTGCTGATCGGGTTGAACGTCTCGACCCAATTGTCGAAGGACATTTGGACGAAGGCGGGCTTGGTGGATTTGCTCATGGTGTTGGGTTGGTGGATGAAGGTATGTCCTACAGGGTGGAGGTTTGTCGAGGTTTATTTTCCGGAAGCTTTTGAGGCGGCGACGGCGATGTTGGTGATGACCATGAGGTCGTCGGACAGGCAGTCGGCGGTGCATGCCAGATCGCCGGCGTCGTCTTCGGTCAACACCCTAGGGGTGTCGCCGAAATTGAATCCGTCGAGCGTGCCTGCCACCTTGCCGGCACGGCGGGCGTGGTCGGCGATGAGGGCGAGGGCCGAGCGTTGGGCCTTGAAGGCCGCCAGCAGGGTCTGGAGGGCCAGCAGATCGCCGTCCCCGAGGCACCCGAGGGCCGGGTTGGAGATCGAGCGTGGGCCGGTGAGC